TGCGTGTATGATTGACCAAGATATAGCGCCAGCCCATCTTATTTATCTTAGTTCTTACACGTCTTTCTAAACCAGGCGCGAGCTTTAGCGGTCTTCTTGGCTTTATCGACAAGATCGGCGTCGGTGGTATAATGTGTCTTGCCGCACGTCAGCATACTGGCGGCACGAGCATACCCCCACTGCTGCTGCGTCGCCCCTGGACGATGCCCTGTGCGCCACGCCGCCATTCCGCGATTGTAGGATGCCCGGACAATGGGGAGCGGGACGCCGGTGGCTCGAGAGTACGCCTGGAGGCCGTGGGCGTCGGGGAAGGTCTTCTTCCATTCGCGAACATACTTGGAGGTACGTGTTTTGACCCCCTGATCCGTCTTGAATGGAACGTATGCCCTAGGGTCTTTCCACGACATCTTACGACGGCGAGTCGCGGTGCTTTTTCGCTGTTTGTTCTGTTTTCGCGTGAGTCCGCTGAAATACCGCGCAGGCCAGTACATTATCCAGTAGCGGATAGGAACTTTTCAAGCGCGCTCTTGCAAGCATTCTGTTCTGCCTGTTTCTTGGTCGAGGCATTTCCCATCGCCAGAATCTCGCCGTTAGGCTTGCACACTGCCATGGTAAAACCTGCTGCTCCGTCAGGGATCATCTTGTAGATTGGTGTGTATTGGTGGTTCTGCTGGCAGTACTTCTGCATGCGATCTTTGTAGTTATCATCCTCGCGCAAGAGCGTGGGAATATCCAGATGCGTCTCCACCAGATTCACGACAAACTCATTCACGACCTCAAACTTGAACCCTGAATCAATCCAGAGAGCCGCAATAAAGGCTTCTAGAACATCCCCTAGCTTCTCAATGTTCTGTCGCCCGTGCTCGGACTTCATCTCTTCGACATGCTTGGAAATCACAAAGAACTTGTCCAGCCGAAGCTTGTCCCGCGCCAGAGCTCCCAGCGTCTTGTTGCGCACAATGAGTTTGCGCGTATTGGTGAGGAAGCCAGGGGACTCACCGGGATAGCGCTCGCACAGGTAATTCGCCACCGATGCACCCAGCAGGGCATCACCGCGAAACTCTAGTTGCTCATACGACTCGTCCTGGAGATCCATGACCCCGGGAGGACAAGGAGCCAAGACAGCAGGTTCGCCTGTCAATGTCGTATAAGACTCGCGACGCACATACGTCGTGTGAATCATCGCCTTCTGGAAGATCCCAATATCCTTTACCCGGTAACCCTGAATACAGAGGATGTCATGGCTCTTATATATAGAAGACGCGGTACTTTAAAATGCCTTACATATTATTCTCTTTTGTAAAGTCAATAACACTGTCGAAACTCACGGTCAGCCTCCGCACCTTGCGGTGCCGCCTCAGCCTCTGGAACTCTGCTCTGCCGAACATCCGTCCGCACTATGCCGTGAAGTGTAATAACATGGCACCTATCCTTGCAGAGTTGCAGAGGGGCGGTGTAGGGTTTGATTGTGCCTCAGTCGATGAAATCAACCGGGTGAAACAGGTTGGTGCGACGGCTGCCGATATCATCTACGCCAACCCCTGCAAGTCTCGAAACGAACTCTTCCGCATCCGTAAAGACGCTATTCCCTACATGACTTTCGACAGTCTCCCCGAACTCATGAAAATAACAGATGAAGCACCAAAAACTAAACCTATTCTTCGTATTTTTGTAGATGACAAGGGCGATGCCCGAATCCCCCTCAACAAGAAGTTCGGGTTCCGTCTAGAAGATATTGAAGAACTTATCTATCACGAACCCCGTTTTCATATTTATGGTCTTGCATTCCACGTCGGCAGCGATTGCACGTCGGTGCGCGCCTACCAATCTGCCTTTGATACCGTAAAGCAGTACATCGATATCTTCAAGGCTCATAAGCAGGTCTTTACCCCTGAGCTCCTGGATATTGGCGGAGGATTCTCGGGCAGCTCGGAGCACAACTCCTTCTTCCGCGACGATCTTGCGCCAGTGATCCGTGATCAGGTAGAATCCCTACCCTTCAAAAAGACCATCTCTGAGCCGGGCAGGTTCTTCGCATCCGAGACTTGTACTCTACGGGTTCCGGTGATTGGAAAGAAGAGAGGAAGTATTACTATCGATGAATCAGTGTATGGTATTTTCTCAGGTGTGCTCTTTGACGGGTTCAAGCCCACGTTTCGGTGTATCACGCGCAAGCCTTACACATCCTATGAGAAATTTACGATATTTGGACGCACATGTGATTCGGCCGACGTCATTGCAAAAGATGTGTGGCTGCCGAAAGAGATCGACGATACAGACATCCTTGAAGTAGAGAATATTGGAGCATACTCGTGGGTCAGTGCCTCCGAGTTCAACGGGTTTCAGCTACCTGAGATTAATGTTTCCGAGAGCGCTTGCCCCCACGCTTCTTCGTGAAGTACGAGTACAGACCCAGAGCCGTACCGCTGAGGAGCAGATCGCCCAGCATCGAGCCTCCGCGGTGCTTACGACGACGAGCGCCCGTCTTACCCGCAGACGAAGCATCGGATAGAGGCATCGGCGACAGCTGACCTCCCTTCTTCGCCTTGCGGGTGCGGCGTCCGCCCGAGCAGCCACATCCCTGTCCTCCAGTATATTTTGCGGGGGGTGTCATCTTTTCCATGGTGTGTTTGTCTATCACCGCGTTAATTTTTGGATAACGTAGCGATGATGAATCAACTCTTCATCGTCGAGGTCTGGGATATCCCTGTACTTTGGCTGAATCCAACGCGCAAAGGCATCAAACGACAGCGATGCGCACATTTCTTCCGCAGAGGTCAATTTCTGCCCAATAGAATACCCATCCCGTTCCCAGCGACTCCAGTACCGCTGAATGACTGGCAACAGAATCTCTTCAACAGCAGCCGGATATCTATCCGTCTGCTCATGAACGATGATATCGCAAAGAGGACACATGGTAGCAAAAAACTGACATCCAGTCTTGATATGACTTAACCGTTCGTGAAAGTCGCGAAACTCCTTGACAATCTTATCGTGAGTGCGAGTGCTCATAGATCCTGTCACAGAACTGCCGATAGAAGAGTGGTTTGTACTTCTTAAAGTCTGGGCGCAGTAAGTTCTTTTCAGCAAGGACCTGCTCAATCTCTAGAAAAAGAGACTTCACCTCGTCCTCATGCAACTGCCCATCCCGCGTCTCGGTATTCAACCACTTAAGGACTTCCCGCTCCGTCGTCATTGTTGTCTAGAGGCATCATCCGCGTAAAGGCGAACTCTTTCGCAACCATGTCCTTCTTCTTGCGATCCACAATAAACTTGTAGCATCCATCTGCGTTGGGACCTGCATGGGTCTTGAAGTACTCATCGATGTGTCCCTGCAGCTCGCGGGCACCCATGGACCAAGGCTTGTTCCACGTCTCGGGACGCTGGATGCGGATATAGGAACCATCGTCGGCAATCTCCAGCTTGTAGATATGTGCAAAGTTCTGCCGACGAAGGATATCGCTCATCTCATTTTCGACAAACTTCTTGTTCTCGCGGAGCTTATGAATCTCCTTGTTGATCTCCTTCAGCTTGTCGTCGATGGCACGGTAGTTGCGGACAGCCTTCACGAGGTCGCGCTGATCAATGCTCATTCTGGTGTATGATACCTCTCCTCCCCTGAAAAAGAAAGATCCGTTTTGAACAACAGATGGACCCGCGGGAAGTCGATAAACTGCGGATAGCGTACAACAAGGAACATCCTCACGAGCCTCCTATCAAAAAGACCGAAACTGCGTGGAAGGAAATTACGAGTCGTCTAAAGAGCGTGTGTGACGCAGGAACTCCCGAATGTGTGGTTCATGCACTGGTAAAACGCCCCGCTGCTCCCAACTCGTGGAAAGTGAATAGTGAAGAATGGCTATCCTCGGACGATATCGATAAGTCACAGAAGTATTATCAAGAGCTGATTCCCGATTACTATTATGTCGGTACAGTTCCTATCGACTTTGACCTGCACAAGAAGACGGGAGAGTGTCTCGTAAATTCCCTGTGCAGTCTGAGTATTTCAGAGCTCTACAAGAAAGGGTATCGCCGGATTGGTATTGTGTTCAATACGGATCCCCACGACGGACCGGGCGAACACTGGATTGCTGGATTTGCTGATATTCGTCCTGAACTAGAGTACCCTCAGATGACCTACTTTGATTCGTATGCTCGTGCGCCCGAGAAGGAAGTCAAACGTCTTATGGAACGCTGGAAGGGTCAGATCGATGCCCTAAAAATTCATCCGCAGCCTATGAAGTTGTTCTATAACAACACGCGTCACCAGTACAAGGGATCTCAGTGTGGAATGTACTGTATCTACTTCTTACACTGCTCGCTGTTTGATATCCCGATGGACGAGAAGGTTCCCGACGATGTCATCAAACTGATGCGCCCGCTGTTCTTTGAGTATAAGAATTCGCGCAAGTAAGAGTAATGGAGTGGTCAGAGTGGCTGAGTCGTATCCCTGTACTCATGCTTGTCGGCGGAGCACTGCTCGTTGTCTCTCTGGTAACCTACTTCTTTGTGATCCACTTGAACGGAAATGTCCCCGGGAGCGATGTTCTCACCAAGAACCTCAATATCTACGCTGATCTCATTAAGCCTACGCCTCTAGCCTGCCCCAACAAGGATACGCTATGCGACTACTATATGGCATCATCGGGATACACGATTCTCCCTGCGACGACCGTCTATACGTATATTACCCCCAAGGCAATTGAAAAGGTAATTCGCGCGGGTAGCCGTCTAGTTGAGCTCCATATCTACGAAGTGAATAAGAAGCCAGTTGTGGGTGTAGGAAGCAAAAAGACTCTGAAGATGCTGACCTACAACACTCTGCCGTTCGAGGACTGCTGCACGGAGATTGCCAATTCAGCATTTAGTGCAGACGTAACAGCAGGATATAAGAACCCCTTTGTTGTTAGCATCGTCTTCCACACCAACAACACGGCTCTCATCAACGAGTGTGCAGATATTATGAAGACCACCCTGCGCAAGTTCATGCTGAGTTCGTCATACAGCTTCCAGCGCAAGAATCTGGCGGTGGAGCCGATCTGCAATCTGATGGGCAAGCTAATTGTCACATCCGACGATGCCACCAAGGGCAACGGAATGGAAGAGCTGGTGAATATCTCGTGGTCGTCGTCGCGCATGCGTCGCTTGACATATACCGAGGCTGCTCAAACATATGATCATGAAGAGCTGATTGAGTTCAACAAGCGCAATATCACCATGGTTGTTCCAGACATGGATACAACCGCGTTCAAAAATTCTAACCCCGAAATCTGCTTTGCCTACGGATGCCAGTGGGTTGGCATGATGTACGGCAGCCTGGACAATGCGATGGAACTTTATACTGGAAAGTTCTTGGAGAGCTCGTTTGCCATCAAGCCCGAGCCGCTGCGTTACAAGCCCTTGACATACAAGGAGCCGGCGCCCCAGAATCCCAACGTATCGTTCCAGCCCAAGCGGATGTCATCTCCTATGTACGACTTCACAATAAAGTCTACCTAAAGAATAAAATGAGCGACGATATGGATGGTGGTCGCCGTGGAAAGATGAGCCCCTGGATCAAGCACGTAATGTCCTTCAAGAAGCCTGGCATGTCCCTCGGAGATGCCATGAAGGCCGCGAAGCCGTCGTGGAAGAGCGCTAAGAAGGGCGGTCAGATGATGGGCAAGGCGGGCCCGATGGGCGGCCGTCGTACGCGCAAGCACAAGGGTGGTCAGCTGTACTCGTTCGCGGGCGGCCCCTACACGGGCTCCGTCCTCTCCGATGGTGCGGCCCCTACCCAGCGCCTCCCTGACGCCACGTGGAAGGGCAACCCTGCCCTGATGTCTGGCGGTCGTACTCAGAAGCCCAAGACGAAAAAGGGCTCCAGCTACTATGGAGGTCAGCAGCTCGCCCCTGCGTCTGTTGGCGGCAGCCCTGCTGAGACGCCGTACTCGGGCCTGCCCACCTCTGCCCCTAAGCCTGGCGGACCTTCGCCTGCCCCTACGGGAGGCCGTCGTACGCGCCGCGCGGGTCGCCGGTGAGCACTGAGTCATAGATCGCCATAATATCTGCATTATGGTTCATGTCCTTCTGCGGGTACGTGCGACCCATATACGCTGACATCACCGCCCATTCATGCGCATACGAAGGAATGTAGCGCGTATTCAATGTAATCTCCGGATACTCGAGAGTCTCCATCATGTTGTCATGAAACAGCCTGATGAAGTCCCAGCACGGATGATGATTGTCCAGACTCACTGGACCTACGTGGGACACCACAATGCAGTCTTGCTTGCAGAGTGGAGGTAGCGCGTACAGAATATAACGATAGAGATTCTCCATTTCAACCCCATCAGGATCGGGGAGATCCATCAAGATTGCATCGTACTTCCGCCCACCCTTCTTGACAAAGTCCAGTGCATCCTCAAACACCAGCAGAGTCCGTGGATCAGTTAGCGCTCCGCCAGACTCTGGGAGGATCTTCGCAAACTCCACAAACTCGGGATCCCAATCCACAATCGTCACCGAGTTGATAGTCTGTTGCCCAATAGTGTCATACATCGTCCTTGCCGCCAGACCATCGCCACCGCCCAGGATCAGAATATCCTTGTACTTTCCAGGACCATCAAAGACTGGGCTGACCAGCATTTCATGGTACCGATGTTCGTCCTGCGTCGAATACTGAATCTCATCGTCCATCAACAGAATGTTGCCGTGGTGACGCGTCTTGGCATACTGGACAAGGCTCTTTGAGGTCTTGAACATGTGGATGACATCCACAATCTCGAACTTCACTTGTTGTCCGTACTGAAACTTCTCGGAAACGGCTGTCACAGTCTCGGAAGTAGCGGACATTGCAGGTATATGAGATATCGGGCTTCACAGCTGGGGGTATTTCCGTTTTTGTTAGAGCACTCCATGAGACAGGAAAGTACGGACGGAGAAGACTTACAAGTCCGTGGGCATACGACTGGATCTCTCGCTGTGCGCTAGGATCTGTGCGCAGTCCTACGAGACGAGCATACGCAGCAAG